GTCCTCTTGCGAAGAGGTGCGACATGGGAATTGAACCCACGACACCCTGATTATGAATCAGGTGCTCTACCCAACTGAGCTAATCGCAGTTTGGAGAAGCTTGAAGGAATCGAACCTTCGGATATGCCTTAGATGGCATTACCGCTCCAGCAAACAAGCATTCTGCAATGCGTGCAAAAGGGGGTAGGGAAGCCGACCGTTTTAAGGACCTACCGATTAGACTTCTTTGTTACTACGTTAACGTCGGGAGAGACGGGTTTGTTTTACTTGCTCCTGGCCCTAATCACCGGTGCCTAGCCGTAACAAGTGATACAGACAGGTATCAAACTGAGTTCTGTTCTTAGCCAGCTATCTTTTCACTGCTAATGGTCGAACAAGACCGCCCATTTTCCGAAATGTTATATTCTTCCATACCACTGGAGAACGACTTGCGAAAATTCAGGATACTTCATGGGTGAAATAATGCCTTCATAGTTATGAAGAACAAAACTCATCCATCTTTGAGTTTCTCGATCAACATCCTCTAACTGACCAGAGTCAACTAGAAAACGCTCCTCTTCTGAGAGATGCGTCATGTAGACGAATTTGAAAATAGATGATAATATTGCCCAAACTTTGTAATTATGTCCATAGGACCAAGATAATCCAACAATTCGAGCTAATGTTCGAATTGGCGTTTTATCTTCATCTTCAGGCCAATACAATCTATTGATAACCTCTTGTTGATTAACATCAATCCTAATACCTGACAATCCTTTCGAAAAAGTAAAACCAAGGTACTTAACGGATACAACGTAACCAGGGTCGCATGAACGGAAGGACCAAGTGTTAAGAACAACTTGAGTCTTCGTAGGCGACACAACGTGTCCAAGTTCAGTGGTGAAGTGAACCATGGATTCGAGATCAGCTTTAGAAAGTGGCTTAGTGTTTGAAAACAATGAGAGTGAATCATCTCCTAGCACATTCAGGAATTTCAGCTGTGCAAATAATTGAGCGCGGTGTGCGCCATAGTGAATCGTCAAAGCGTTAACAATACTTCCAATCAGCTGGGTAAACCCAGATCCGGAAGGTACGCCTCTATGCTTAATCCTAATACCATCAAAGAAGGCAAGTGGTGTGTGAATGAAATATTCAATCAACCATTTCCACTCACGGAGTACTTTCACCTCCATGTTAGGGAAGCAGATTCCTCTAACTATGTTAAATGCATCTCGGATGAGTCGTGACGATACATGAGCATCGTAACTTGAATAGTCAAGAGAAACGGCCCAAAGCTCTTCACTGTGGAAGAGAGATTTGAATCGATCCATACCTTGACCCTTCTTCATCCAACCAAAATACCAACCAAATAA